TACTGCACCTCCAAGTGTTACTGAGTCTGTAGCAGAACCAACAAGACCTGAAGGACTACCTGAGAAGTTTAATACTTGGGAAGATATGGCTAAGTCATATTCTGAGATGGAGTCTTGGAAAGGTAAAAAAACTGAGGATATAAAAGCAGAAGTCTTGCAAGAACTAGAGACAGAAGCTTACTCTAATAGACCTGCTACTTCAGGTGACTATCAAATACCTGAAGTATTAGATGAGGGTGAAGCTGCAACTAATCCACTTCTTAAATGGTGGGCAGATTATTCTTGGGAGAATGGCTTATCACAAGATGAGTTCAATGAAGGAATAACTAAATGGGCAGAACATACTGGTTCAGATCAGCCTGATCTTGAGGCAGTAAAGAAGAGTCTAGGTGATAATGCAAATGCTAGGGTAGAGGCTACACAATTATTTGTGCAAAAGTTTTTTCCTGAAGAACTAAGAGATGCAGTTGCAGAACTTGGGTCAAGTGCAGAAGGCATTAAAGCATTAGAACTAATACAAAGATCAATGCAACAAACTAATGTAAATCCACAAGCATCTGCTCCTTCAAAAATATCTATTGAAGATCTAATGACTAAGATGAAAGATCCTAGATACTATGATCCTGCAAGACGAGATAGGGCATTTGTTCAAGAAGTGACAGATGGCTTTAAGAGAATTTAAAGGCGAGGGTATCTATGATGGATATCCAATCGTCAAAGCCAAAGTAAGTCATGTAGATTACCTGCAAAATAATATGCGAGATGCTGATGTAAGGGAGTGCATTATACATGGTGCAACTCCTTTTCGTGCATTGATGGCAGGTATTAGAGAACCAAATGGCGAAAGTTATACTGTAATGGTAGATAAAAAACCTGCTTTGATGTTTGGTTGCAACCCAATCTACAGTAATATGATTGGTAAAATATGGGCATTAGGTACATATGATATCCATAAAATACAAAAAAAGTTTCTTAAATGGTGCAATCCAGTCGTAGATTATTACCAAAAACAATATTATCAATTAGAAAATGTAGTGCCTGCAGACCATGCACATACCTTATCATGGCTTGATTTTGTAGGTTTTGACATACTAGATCCACCAGTAATGATTAATGGTTTTGCAGTTTTGCGATTTGTTCGTTGCAAAGGTGAAGAAATTTTGGTAAACAGAGAATATAGCCCAGTTGTTAGCTGATAGCCCTAACGGATAACTAGATGAAGCTAAGATGGATAACTAGATAAAATGTAACATTAACTTTTTTGAGGAGAACTATAATGGCTAATACAATAGACACAGCCTTTATTACGCAGTTCGAAACAGAAGTTCATTTAGCTTATCAAAGAATGGGTAGTAAATTAAGAAATACTGTCCGTACTGTAGCTAATGTGAGTGGAAGTACAGCACGATTTCAAAAGATCGGTACTGGAACTGCATCAACTAAATCCAGAAATGGACAAGTAACACCAATGGAATTGGCACACACCACAGTAGATGTGAGTATGTCTGACTTCTATGCTGCTGAATTTATCGATAAGTTAGATGAATTAAAAACCAACATAGATGAGAGACAAGCTGTAGCAACTAGTGCTGCTGCTGCTCTTGGTCGTAAGACTGACGAGATCTTATACACAGCTATGGACTCAGGTGCTAATTCATCTCAATTACATGACACAAGTTCAGCAGTAGAAAAAGCAGACTTGTTAAGTGCATTTGAAACTTTTGGTACTGCAAACATTCCAGAAGATGGTGGCAGATATATTGCTATGCACCCAAAGGGATATGCTGACTTATTTCTAATTAATGAGTTTGCATCATCTGACTTTGTTGGTGAGCAGAACTTACCATTTGCAGGTGGCATGAGTATGAAAGAATTTTTAGGATTCAAGATATTCTCTACTGCTGCAATCACTGCAGGTAAGAATATGGTCTATCATACTAGTGCAGTTGGTTTAGGTATTGGTGCTGACGTAAGCACAGAACTAAACTATATTCCTGAGAAAGTATCTCACTTAGCAACCTCAATGATGTCTATGGGTGCTGTTGTTATTGATAACAATGGTGTCTATGAACTTCTTGACAACAACTCATAGGAGGGTCGAATGGCTTATAGTGCAAGTGGTTTACACCGAATGGCAGGTGCTAGTGGAGTACAGTTATTCATCTATCAAACAGCAGATGCAGTTGGTACTGTAAATACTGCAGGTTACTTTAATAGTGCTGCAGGTATGTTGAATGTTAGAGATCTAATAATTGTTATGGATACTAATACACCAACAACACATTTTTGTACTGTTTTATCCAATACTGGATCAGTAGTTGACGTTTCAGACGGAACTGCTGTAGCAGAAACAGACGGAGATTAGGAGTAGGGGGAGCAATCCCCCTAACTTTATATGGCAAGTACAGTAGCAAATTCAGCAATAGATATAGCATCAAGGGCATTAGTTCTTATAGGTGCAGAGCCTATTACCTCATTTGACTCTTCTAGTACGGAAGCCTTAGTAGCAAGTAATATGTATGAAGATACTGTTCGTGCTACATTATCTACTGCAAGATGGAGATTTGCTACAGAACAAGCTGTATTGAATCAACTATCAGATGCACCAACTGGTAGATTTGATATTGCTCATCAATTACCAAGTGATCTTCTTGTTCTTCATGGTGTAACTATCAGTGATAGATTAATAGAATATACTGTGTATGGTGACAAAGTATTTAGTGATTCAACTAGTGCTGACACTTTGATAGCTGACTATACATTTAGAGCAGAAGAAGTAAACTTCCCAAGTTATTTTTCATTGGCATTGCAATACTCACTGGCATCTATCTTTGCAACATCTATAGCAAGAGATGATAGGCTTATGCAGTTAATGGAAACAAAAGCAAATATGTTAATGGCAAAAGCTAGAAACTTAGATGCACAACAACAGACAACAAGAAAACTATCAACTTCAAGATTCATTACAAATAGGAGAAGTTAAATGGCAAGAGTAAGAGTGCCATTAAATAACTTTCAGTTTGGAGAAGTTAGTCCTGCACTTACATCAAGAACAGATACTAAAGTATATACTAATGCTGCAGAGCAAGTAAGGAATTTTTTTATTAGATCAGAGGGTGGTCTAAAGAAAAGAACTGGTACAAAGAGACTTGCTAACTTTGGAAGCAACCCATCATTTACAGCAACAACAAGTCTAAGACAAAGTGTAAGAATAGAACCTTTTATATTTTCAGATGATGAAAAATATATAATAGCCTTTAGCAATACACGAATAGAGATATTTCAGATACACCCTACGACTGGTGCAGTGGCATCTGTTCAGGCAATTACTAGTCAATCATGGTTAGTCAATACAACATCAGACCCATACTTAGAAGAGATTACCTTTGCACAGCAAGGTGATCTTATGTTTATATGTCACAATACATTCCAGACTAGAATACTAGAACGTACTGGTCTTACATCTTTTTCAGTATCTACATTTAACTTTGACACATCAAGAGATAGTGAAGATATATTTCAGCCATACTTTAGTTTCCAACCATTAGGTATGACTATGAGTTGTAATAATACAAGTGGTAATAGTAGAACCCTTACTGCTAGTGCAGATTACTTTGTGTCAGGTCATGTTGGTGTAGATCTTTTGATAGGTGAAACTCGCTGTCGTATTACTGCAGTAGGTAGTGCAACATCTGCCACAGTAGATATAGCAGGTACATTAAGACAACAGTTAGAAATAGATAGTATAAAAACATTTGAAGGTAGTGGCACAGTTAGAGTTACTAAAGCCTTACATGGTTTAGCTACTGGTGCATCTATAACAATAGAAAGATCAGGTGCAGTTGGTGGTATTGCTAATACAAATATTAATGGAAGCAGAACTATAACTGCTGTTCCTGATGAGAATACATTTGAATTTACTGCAGGTGGCAGTGTTACTGCTACATCTAGTGCCATTGGTGGAGGTAGTCCTCGTATTGTTACTGGTGCAGCTACTACTGAGTTTAGTGAAATGAGTTACTCACCCTTGAGAGGATATCCTGCTGCAGTTACATTTCATCAAAACAGATTATGGTTTGGTGGTACATTGGCACAACCTGATGGTATATGGGGTAGTAAGTCAGGACAGTTCTTTAACTTTGATGTAGGAGATGCAAGTGATAATGATGCTCTTGATCTTACTGCAAACGTAGGTGAGATATTTTCTATTAGACATTTGGTATCAAACAGAGATCTACAAGTCTTTACTACTGGTGCTGAGTTATTTGTTCAAGCACCAACTGATAAACCAGTAACACCTGCTAACGCACAGATACGCAGACAAACTCCTTATGGTGCATCATTTGTAAAACCTACAGTGTTTGATG